CAGGCGCAGGCCATCCCCGATGTTGACCTCAGCGAGTACTATGCTGAACTTCTGGATGATTATCCAGAACTCCAGCACGCTACTCCTCCGAGTCCGTCGATTGGCTTTGTGCCAGCCCACCATTACGCTGGGTATGGAGGCTACCCCACGACCGTTCCAGCGGTCATCCCTCCCAGCAGCGACCCCCCAGGCACACTCTACTTGAGGATTACCTCCGAGAACGAGGATGGCCTCGAGACGATTACCACCATGAGAGTGCCCCACAACCAGATTGCACAGTACTACAATGAGTTTGCTGTGCCCCAGATTCCCCAGACAAGTGTCCAGATTGAGGAGATTTTTGACTCCCCCATGGAAACCTCCCCGATTGCCACTCCTGCGCTCTCTGCGCCAGTCGATTTGGCCAACCAGATTGAGCAAGCAGTTGAGATTTACAACGAGGAGTTCGCCAAGCTCACTGTCTCCGATTTGGACCCTGAGTTCCTTCCTGAACTCACGGTTGAGCCCAACGATTTCGAGGCTCCCAAGACCCCTGAGCCTGAGGCAGCCACATCTGACCTCGAGTGGGACGATGAACCATACATCAACGATCCCTTTGCCAGCTTCCCAAGCTGGGAGTCGTTCCCCACCGATAACAAGCTGCCTACCAGCTACATCACTGAGGAAGAACTCGCCACAGTGGAGAAGACCCCTGGAGTACATCACTTCATGGACAGTGTCACCACCCAAGATCCAACCACTAGTGCGCCTATCACCATTTGGTCGCACCGCGAGATTACCTCCTACCCCGATTTTGTCAAGCTCGTGGTCCGCCAGCAGACGCTGAAGACCATTCCTTATGAGCAAACAAAAGCCTTTGTGCTTAGCCAGGAACACTTCCCCATGTCCTGCCAGATCAACAATTGGACTGCAGCAGAGACTTACCACGAGGGCTCATGCTACCTTGCAGCCTTCTGTGAAGACGCCCAGCAAGCATTCCTGCTTTACAGCACTGAGAGTGCCCCGCAGTTCATTGTCACCGATTTTTACAGCCGACAAGAGTCCAAGAACACTAGCACAGAATACTGTTGCTACCTGAAGTGCAAGCCAGCACCCATGATGGTGTTTGGCCCTCTGGACTGCGGCTGCTACAACTGGTGCAAATGTGACTGTGAGACAGTCATCAGAGCTAAGAAGCTCACCCCCAAGAAACTGATTTCAGCCCTCTCCAACATAGTCACCATTATGGAAGAGGAAGAAGACCAGATTGAACCTGGAGATATTGTCCACCAGAGTGCCCAGGAAAGATACCCAGACATGCCAAGTGCCAAAGAAATACAAGATGCCCAGCTTCGTGTTGAAGGCATTGCAGACCATGCTGTCTGCTCAGAGTGCAATCTAACACTCGGCCATTGGCAGAAAGGTGACGATCCTCTTAAGGACCACCGAAAGTGGGCTAATGACAAGTGCCTAGGAGCTAGACTCCGTGACAACAAGCACATCAAGAAAGTAGCCAAAGATACAAGACAACCACTGAACACTCAAGTGGTGCGAATTGGCCATGAAAGAAGAAATCTTGCCACATTCCAGAACCACCTGGCACGCATTTATGCGCGCAAGAGATGTAGAGCAAGACAAGTTGCCATTGAGCAGCTCAAGAAAAGGATTGCAACATTCAAGCAACAGAAAAAGGTGACAGAAGATTGGAACATTCATACAGAGACCTATTACACCCAGACTGGTCTCAAGTCCCGACAATTCTCATCCCCCCTACGGAAGCTCACCTTCACCCCGAACGCGAAGACAACCCAAGTGTTCTGGAGTCGAGATGAGTGGAAGACCTTTGCAAAACTCATAGTTGAAACTGAGAGTAAAGTCAGTGAACAGATGCAAGAGATGGGCTACCCCCCTGTAATTAGGACAGAAGCCTGCTCAGGAGACAACAACTTCATTATGGAGCAGTGTAAAAGCATCATTAAGAAAGTAACAGGAATAACTGACAAACTGATCTGTGTAGCTGTCGGACTCGTTCTGGCTTCTGCAGTCACTTCGGTGATTGCGGCAGTCAAAGCTGAGAACCGCACCGCTAGATGGAGCAGTATTGCCAGTGCAGTGTGCTCTCTAGTTTCAGTAGCGTGTTTGATAGTAGCTAATTCCCGCCTCAAAAAGAACGCCACAGAAGCCATGGATAGTATAAAGAACTTAGTTGGCAAATGTACCAGTACCCTCCACAGCGCCTTCAGCGCCAAAAAGCCCGAAGAAGTAGTAGAGACCCCCAAGGAAAAATTACACTTCCAGTATGTTGACGATTTCGATAACGCGAAAGACAAAATTTGGTACGTCAACCAGATGGACGACATGCATTGGTATTCCCTACAATATTATGGAGAGACAGCCCCCTATGTGCTCAACGCCTTAGCAGTTTTACCGTCTAAGGAACCTACACGTTTGAAGCACCGGAAGTCATGGTCCTGGACCGAACCACCCAAGTATAACCAGGAAGAATGGACGTCCTATATCGTATCTCTAGCAGAGGACGCTGCGCCGCAAGCCCCAAGCAGTGTCTACTCTGAAGAGTACGGTAGTGAGGAAGATGCCGAGGAAAGCATTCTCGTAAGAGGAGCTACATTCCTGCAAACTAAGAACCGACTTGTGACAGCCCCTTTGTCTAAGGACGTAGAGCAGAAGCCGGGAGAAGTTGACGAGGCGCAGGCAATTGAAAAGTTGTCTAACACCATTGCCTCCGAAACATACAAGGCGAAAGCAGAAGCAGGATTGACTCACATCTGCACGAAGAAGTGCTGGGATAAGCCAGGTAAAGGAAAAGTTGATTGGTACCCGTACACAAACATCCTTGGACTAGTGGCCCATTTGTACGTAAAGAGCCCCCCCGAAACCCCGATTAGAGAAGAGAAGGACTTGAAACACATGGGATTCCGTGTAACGACAGTATCAGAAATGTCCCCAAGAGACACAAACTGCCCAAATTGCATTTTGTTGTGTCATTCAAAAGACGGAAGTTATGTTGGCCTACCCACGGCTTATACAGCCAAGAAGTTACAGTATGGGCTTAACCCACCCCATTTTTGGCCAGAGTACACGTCCATTACAGCAGGACATATGACAGGAACCAAATTATTTGACAAGAATGCTATATCCTACATTCCGTATTCTGTGGATATGATTCCGCAGCTCAGAAACGGCGAGATGCACAATGATAGATGCAAGAGAACGTATGGCACAGACAGTCACACAGATGAGGAAAGAGGCATTTACTGGAACACCAAGATCGGCGAAAATGCTGCTGTCAAACACCACACAGCAGAAGGCCGAGCCAGATTTACAGCCTATCCCATCAAGGAAGCCAAGAACTTGCGTCCTCTAACAAAGAGAACAGATGCATTCGCTGATTTTGACTGTGGCTTTATAGAAACAGAGCACGGTATGGTGGATGTCTTGCCTGAGGAGGTCAAATTCTCTGACAGTTCATCAATGATAAAACTTTGCACTGGTGTTATTGCGACACTTGGTGTAGGGTCTTACTTAGGAATGTCAGAGAAAATGGATCCCATAAAGGCATGCCAGCTCATCAACCAAGCTAGTACAGCCAAGACCAACCTTGACGGAGCCATGAATTGGATTGCAGATGTGCTCCTAACATCATCAGAAGACGAGTCCCTTTCAGATATTTATAAGAAAATACAGAGAAGATACCAAATTCTAAATGCCATCCCCGCCACATATATTAATGTGAAACCTGAGTTCGTCTACGCTATTAAAAGAATTCAAAACGAGATCGTAGACTTTGTTAAACTAATGAAAAACCAAAAGAACTCTAGCGAAGTCAGCTTCTATGTTAGACAATGCAACCTTATGACCCAGGAGCTGAACAGAAAATTTGCAGAAGTTGTAGATGGCAGAGAAAATTCAGGTAGCAGAGTCCCCGTACTATTTGTCCAACTGTGCGGAGGCAAAGGATTAGGCAAGAGCACTGCTGTTCAAGCTGGAGGTGCCATCATTAGAGACATTAACCTCATGTTAGGACTAGACCCCGAGACTGCTCCCCACCAAATCATTGTAGATGGAGGCGGATTTTACAACGCCTACGGAGGACAAGCAGTAGGGATTAGAGACGAATTCCTTAGGCAAGGAGACAAGGACCCGTTCATAGAACAAGTCAATGCGCTGGCTTCACCAGCTGCACATGGATTGTCGGGTGCCTTTGTAAAACAGCAGCCCGTAGCCTACAGGATAGTCTTCCTGATTAGCAACGTTATGCACGTCACGATAAGAGACTATGTCCCGGAAGTGCGAGACGCTTTCTGGAGCAGGATTTTGAGATACAGAGTCTCACACGAGGGCATTGAAAAGCTAGTAGACGACTGGGGCAGGCATGTAGTCACCGACCGCGACCCTAGGAAGTGGAAGTGGCAGCGCTTTACCTGCAACGGTGATGGAGAAGACAGAAACGAAACCACCATCGATTATGAAAATTTCCTGCATGATGTGCACAGAGACATCCTTAAATTGGAGTATGTGAACGGGAGTTACAGACCTCTTACTGAACTCTCTAGAGTAATTAAAGAAGAAGTGCACACGCAGATGGTCAATGTTCAGGAGCTCACGCCAAATTTCAAAACTAGAAAATTCAGTCAAGGAAGAGCAGATGATATGCCCCAAGATATGAGAAAGAAAGTTACGCCAAACATCGCTATGAGCGGCCATGCGCATTGTGTTATACATGTGCATGGCAAGCCTGGCATGGGCAAGACTACATTTGTTAAGAGACAATTGGCAAATAGGTGGCATACTATAGACAGAGATGCAAAAGTATACGAGATGACTAGTGAGTTCAAAATTCCAGCAGACGCCAAGGAACGTGATGTGTATATTGTTGAAGACTTGTTGTTGGCACACCAGGATGCCTATCACACGTTCTACCAAAATTTGCCTGGCGCATCTGTCATAATTATCACTAGTAATATTGAGGTAGAGAGGCCAAATTGGATTTATGATGCGCTTCTCTCAAAGATTGGCACCAAGAGAACCTACTTGAACGAAATTAAAGCACCAGGCCTTTTGCGGCGTGTCGGCTTTTCAGGACAGATTTGTAATGCTGAACACTCTGTTGATGTGGTAGGCACAGCGAATTTTGCCCTTGAGATGACGTCACGATTAAATTTCAAGACTCAGTCTGGTGAGGACTTGTCCCCGATTGCAGCCGTAGCCCGGATCACGCAACAAGTAGCGCAGTGGGCTGACGTGTTCTTGGAACATCCCTTGAAGCAAGTAGTCGATGCAATTGACGAGAACTTTAACTATGATGTGGTCATAACAGCCAAAAACTTAGACCATCTGAAGAATGTTCTCTCGTCAAATACAGCGATTCTTGCTAACTTGGGTATGACCCCAGATCACGCCATATACCTCAACCCCGATGTGAAAGATGAATTCATTGAGAGTGGAAACTTTAGTTGCGCTCCATGGGTTCTCAAGGAAGGACATAACCGCGACGAGATTGCAGCGACATTATACAGTACGCTTAGGCAGTTCAGACCTCAATCCACAGTGAAAGTTGTGGTAGGAGATTATCAAGCTGCTGTGAAGTCGCCAGGCGTCATGGAAGTACTCCTTTCAGCAAATGATTATGACGTGAAATTCCTGAAGCAGGACGTTAAAGATACAGTTGTGCACTTTGTTTCCATCAAGAGTGCAAATGAGGAGATCCTGCTGGACATGCAGAAAGTAGAGACAGGAATACTAAAGGGCTGGACATATGTTGATTTGTCAGCTAAAGAGTATGAAGTTGTGGTGGCTAATCAAAGAGCTATTGAAAGTATTCCGGAAGTGTCAGACATAGTGCTCGCTAAGCAAGCCGAAAGGGAAAAGCAGCAGAAGCAGGCCGCTAAGAAGGCCAAGATGCTGTACCTTAAGAGCATTGTGTATGATCATCCGATACTTTTCTCCCTGGCTTGTATTGCCCTCATTGGATTCATGTGCTCTACCATCACCAAGGCTGTGAAAGCAGTTGCAGGATGGTGGAGTTCAAGTTCCACTGAGTTGTACAAAGAGTCGGGAGAGCTAATTGAGGCTCCACTACACGGATTGGCATGTCAGAAATGTAAGACAAAATTAGTACCAGAAGTCCGTACCGTGTACCTAGCCCAGGGACCAAGACAACGATTGTGCTCAGTTATGTGCAGCAAGTGCAAGACTTACGTTGACCTTTCCCCAGGCATGGCCAAACACGTAAAGGCCGGCATGAAGATTGATAATGAGATAATTCACGACCAGGACCTTGAGTGGCTTAGGCAGAAAACGAATGACAGAACACAAGCCTGTGGCACCATTTCGGAAAGTACAACAGAAAAGAGGCCAAAGAACATGATCTATTTCCCTTCAGGACAGGTCGTGTCCACGGATGCGCCACAGTGGTCAGATAGCCTATTTGCCTGCGGAGATGATAACATTGACGTAGTTAAAAACAAGATCAGACAAAATTTCGTGAAAGTGTCCTGTTGCGGATCAGAAGTTTACGGCATAGGACTAGCAGGCAAACTTGTAGTGACTGTGGCACACATCTTCTTTAAGAACAAGGCCAAGCCACAGGTAGCGTACCTAGAAGACGGCGTAGAAAGATGGGTACCAGCCACACTAGTGAGACAATACACCGACAGAGACATCGCGTTTGTAACCGTGGACGACAAGACTAAGCCGCAGTTCAAGAACATCATCCGATATGTTTCTACAGGAGCGGATCTCGATTATGTCCACGATGTGGCCTTAGCGCATTACAAACCGAACAACAGCTCAGACATGTACTACACCACAGCTGTGTTTGGTGACAGGATCGACCTTCCTATAGCCGAGTTAAACGTCAGCGATAGAGGGGTAATGACAGCCACTACATTAGTGGCTCTAACTACCATGAAAGCTATAGGCAGATTCGCGAAGAAAGGACGTTGCGGGCACCCATTGCTCGCATTTCCCAATAAAGACATTCAATGTCGTATTCTCTGCGGACTGTTTAATAGCTCCTCCAAAGACGCTATTGACGTTACTTGCAGCTTACTAACCAGGGAGGTAGTAGAAGATGTCATCAAGCACATGCATGGCAAAGCACAAGAGCACCAACTCATGGGCGTGTTAATGCCAAACAAAGATGCTGTGTATTTCACCGATTATGAAGTCGCCCTTTTCAGCAAGATGTACGATAATCCTTGCAATGACCAAGTAGTAAGTGATAACCTCACTTACATAGGGAGTATACCTCATGGGAGAAACGAGAGAGTCAAGTTGGAACCTACCATTTACCACGACATAGTTGCCGAAGCGCGGCCTCTAGATGTGGGCATTGTTCCCAAAGTGGCTCCAGACGTACCCGAGGTTGTCAAGGACAAAAAGGGCAAACCTTGCTATTACTCTACCGAGCTCTCGAAAATTAAGAGCAATGACAAGCAGGATGACAAGATTAAGAAGGCCGTGAATGAGTTTGTCCTGAAGCTGTATGAGGATGTGTATGGCACTTACTACACACTCAACACCTTTAAGGTGCTAAATGGGTGCGAAAATGTGAGCAAAGCCAGAAAATCTACAGCTGTAGGACCGTCAGTGAAGGTCGTGCACCCCAAGGCTGATAGGAAAGGCTACTTTTATGAAGAGCGAGGCCAGACAACACATTGGAAAGAGACAGAAGAGGCCCAGAGAATGTTAGAAAGAGAGATGCAGATCCTCAATCTGTGGTACCAGGGAAAACCAGTGCTTTTTGTCACTGAGGCCTCTATAAAAGAAGAACTCCTGCCCAAAGAGAAACTAGCCAAGGGAAAGGCACGATTGTTTGGAGCCGCAGACCAGACGTGTGTAAACTTGGAGAAGCGAGTCATGGGTGGTTTCATAGCTAACGCAGTGGAGACCCCTGCCAATGTAGTAATTGGCTTGGATCAACAATATGATTTCCACCGGATGAGGCGTATCTTCAGGACTTACCCACGGGTCTTGAATGTGGACCAGAAGGCATTTGATAAGCATACCAGCAACAGGGACGTAAAAGATGCTCTTAGAATCATACTCAATTTGAATTCCACCATAGAAATGCGTGAGAACCGATTCCAAATTATAGAAGCAATAGCTGAGTCTTTGAGCAAGTACATTTTTGTTGCCAACGGTCAATGTTATCATGTGACTTCTGGCCTCAACAGCGGCCAGTACTGCACGAACATCGGCGGCAGCACAGTGAGTATTGTGAGAGGCTACTATGGCGTAGCTAAAGCGCTTATGGATGAGCAGCAGCTAGACCTAGAAAAGGCTATGTTAGTGCTCCGGAGGTACTTTGTAATGGCTTGTGGTGACGACATTGTAATCATGAGCAATGCGCTGCAACTGCCTTCGGCAGAGCTAGTAGTGCACTACATGCAAGACAGTGGTGTCACCATGCAATCACCGAGTAAAACCGGGGTTAACAACTACGAGTGGACCATGTACCCCGACACACCCATCGAATTCTGTGGTAGAAATATCACAGAAGTCGAGGGATATGTCGTGGCACCCATCCGCGAGACTGCTATCTACAAAGGCCTCTACTACACTAGAGACGCCTCTCGACAAAACGCCATTCTGCAACTCAGGGTTGCCCTAGAGGAACTCTATCTGCACGGAGACGAGAAGGAGTACAACAAGAAGCGACAATTATTCCAACAGTGCCAAAAGAAAACAGGCATACGAGAACATCTCCCGACATGGAACGAGGCGCGACTCCACTTCCTAGAGAAGCATCATGGCAAAGGTCAGGTACCGCTGACCGCGGCGAATAGTAAAGAAACACAGGACCTACTTGCTACGCGAGATTTGATGATCCGTCGTTTCATGCAAAATACCTACACGCGAGTCGCCTGTTCCGGAGACAACCACCAAACTGCACACCAAGACAACAGTGAGATGGAACGTGTGGATAAAAAGAGTGAGACCCCGAAGAAGGAGTACATGGAGACGCCTGCAGCAAGAAGCGCTCCGCGCGCGCAACGCACGATTCAGGATGCTGTACAGGAACGAGCCGCTCAGAAGCACCCCGAGCTATGGACCAATAAGGGCCCTGGCATATACCACTACGAGGGACCTTCTGTCTTTCTGCACGATGTTAGTGCCGGCTCTTTTGCAAATTCTAATTTTTCCCCTGAGCCTGCTGATTATGATGTCAGCGACACCGGATTTACTGCTAGGCTTTCTCAATTGGCTGCGACAGGAAAGAAGTGCGATTTTTACACCCAGCAACTTCTTAAAACTATTCTCGGCACTAAGACTGATAAGCTCTGGAATTTGTGTCTCAAAGCTGGTGTGGGACTCGTGGCAACACCCGTAACTCCTGAGCCCCACGAGGACGAGCTGTCTGCCTACCACCTGAGGTGGCAGCTTGTGACCGCTTCCCATACGAAATTCGTGTTCGATGGTGAGAGCTGGGGTACAACATCAGGAGATGCGCTCCGTAGCGCCTTTACGGCGATCCTGGGAGCCATCATTGTGGATAACCACGTGTCCATGAAGAACCGCGGGAACAGGACCTTCCGGGAGTGGTTCCAGCGTATTGCTTGCGCTGGTGACAACGAGAGGACTGGCGGCAGGGACGTCAGCGATTCATCTGCTGTGCCCAACTCGTCAGACACTTTCGTCTCCACCAACTTGCAGCAGGACGCTGGGACTTTCAGCCTACAGGGAGGAATGATACCCATGGATATCCTGAAGGGAGGAATGCACAAGAACATCCTAGACACAATAGACCAGGACTTCCTGATTGCGACAAAGACTATTTCTCAGACAACTGCAGCTGGCGACAACCTCTTGACGCTGCACCTCAGAGACGCACTTTACAATCACCCATTCGCCAAGATGATGATGCAGTACTCCACCAAGGTTTCCGGGTACATTACCTTCTCCATCATATCGACCATGAGCCAGCTCAACCAGGGCGGGATCATTGGTTACATGGTGTATCCAGAGGGTAATTCATCCGGAGACTTGCAGGTGTCAGGACTCATCGAGAAGCAGCTCTACCAACATGACATTAGAGCAGTGACACAGGGTATTTCCACCAGATTCACCCTACCCCTGTGCAGTCAGAGCGCTTTCTTCTTCTGGACAGAAGACTTTAGCGAGACCTCTGACCCAGAGCTGCAGCCCAAATTCAATGTAGATGCAATCACTGCAATCTCAAACGCGACAACAGCAGCTGGTGACACCGCGGGCCTCATCTACGTGCATGTCAATGTGTCTGGACTTGTCTTCGCAGGCATTAAGCAGACTGTGCTGCCTCCTGTTGGTGGCACAACACTTGGCACTAGCACAGCCCTTACCAACCACAAGGACGCTATCAATGTGAACGATGTGGTGGGAGGTATCGCGACTCTCTGCCTCACGGGAAGAAGTGAGATGCGTGAAAACATTTCATCAACAGACCTGTACCGTGAGTATGATGAGCCAAGGGCAGCAAATGCAGTACCCGCAGGATTGACGCCAGTTAGCTGGGGCCAGGTCAAGTATAACAGTGCCCCACCACTCCAGAATTGTATCCAGAAGAGCACTGAGGTGAAGCTCTGGAACATTGCTGATGCCGAGGCTAACGAGGAGATAAAGATGGTAGTAGGCCGGATTTGCACCAACAAGGGGTCTTACGACTCAGGAGAGGTCAACCCAATGCTTATTGCGTCAGGGACTAGAACCTCCAAATCCAAGGGGTCATTCACCTACCTTCTCAGAGGTGGTGATGGTGCCATGGAGATCCTGAGAGAAGACGCCTTGTCTGGTCTGGGTCCGTTCTACCATGGAGAGAGCAGCGGCTCGATTACCGAAAAGTACGAAGCTCGATCACTGCAGTGGGAGTGGGAAACCCCCCTCGTGACAGTTGGCCAAACCTACAACATCGGTGAGGCCCTACCCGAGACATGGACTAACGTGACTTTGCGCGAGACGTGCTACCACATCAACACGCTTGGAGCTACCAACACCAACGTGGGTGATGATGGACAGTACAAGCTGTTCAATTACATCAAGCGCAAGTACGACCCAACTCCAGGCTCCATCTGGGCATTCTCCTTCTTGAACAAGAGGTACAACCAGCCAGTCGCGCAGTGCGTCCTTTACGCTGCTGCCAACCTTAAGGACTGGCGTATGTATGCTCGTGTCGAGGAGACAGAGTGTGTCTCAACCTATGAAGATTCTCTGATAATGTCAAACCCCACCCAACAGAGTACCTCGTATGTCCCCCCAATGACTACGACGCGGAACTGGGTGAAGTCCACCTATTCATCGGACACATTGTCAGCGAAATTCATGGTGCGAGAACAAGTGGAGAAGTTGGGCCGTATCCACAGCAGCAAGCTTGACCGCGTAGTCCGCGCCCAGAAAGTGAAGTCCTCCGTCGAGAAGACTCTGCTGCGAGAGGGTGAGGAAAGCCCTGTAGTGAAGAAGCCCCCAAGGAAGGAAAAGCGATCAGGAAGACAGTTGGAAGCTTGCTCTGGCAAGTCTACCCACTGCCCTCATGACCGCCTTCAGATTGACTGCAGAGACTGTGGAGCTTCCTCATGCGCCCAGTGTGGAAGACGTCTGTCCCGCTGTACTTGCAGGACAGTGCTTAAGAACAGGCGCTTGGAGGCTTGCTGTCTTGAATGGCAGGAGGGGTGTCCCCACGATTATGTCACCGTAGATTGCACCACCTGCGGCGCTTCTTCTTGCTCGCAGTGCGGCAAGCGTTTCTCTCGCTGCACATGCAAAAGGAGGTGTCGTGAACTGTATGCGTGCTCCCTTCTCGGGGGCGCCATGTCAGGGATGGGCAACGCGCTCAACCAGCGCAAACAGCACAAATACGACATGGAAAACCAGGACAACTGGTTCAGGAATGCTGGAAACCTGAGTCAACAAAATTTCGAGCAACAACAACAGCTCAACATGGCTAACTACCAAAATCAGAAGCAGTTAGAGATGATGAGACAGAGTGGCTCCACTACTCGCGCTGACATTGCAGCAGATGCCACCCGGTACTCTGCCCGACAGAGTGCAGGCGCAAATGTGGAGAGCACAGAGCTACAACAACAAGGAGCGAACCAGCGACTAGCTTCATCGCAGAATTTCACCAGAGAGATGAAAGGCATCGGCCAATCGAACATCATGCCCTCTGGGACGTCCTCGCCTAAGCCCCCAACAGGAGGTGCAAGTGGCGAGGGTTCGACTGGTGCCGTTCCCAAAATTACTCGTGCCGCCGAGGATGCGGCTGTTGTGCTCTAGAGCCCCAAGTGAAGGTTTAGGCTGGGGGGGCTCCGCTACCGCTTAGAGTAGTGTGAAGGAGAACTGTTTTTACCGACAATGTACCGATTTAAACGATTCACGATTTTTCTAGATATTAAGTTTAGTTTTTAGTCAGTGATTATTAGTACATAAGGATTTTTCATGCTTCAAACTTCCCCTTAATCTTTCAAAACTTTAAACGATTTACTTCTATACCTAA